AACTCATGTTCACCAACTTGTATTCGAACGGCGTGATCGATAATTTTCCGGTGACGGGCTTTGGGCGCGGTGGCGACACCGGTTCGGAAGCCCTCGCACTGGAAGAAGCCATCTTCTGAGGAGTCTTGAATGGAGAAGGCGTGCACGCGCGCACTGCGACGCGCGAGGGTGATACACTCATCGCGCGCGCGACTCGCGTGCGAGGAGGGGAGAAACTCAGACGACGCGTGTTGGTCATGCTCGCCACCGTGGTCGTCGCCGTGCGTATCGGGGGTGGTCGTGCTGTGGTGTCTTTGACGACGGTGACACCCGACGCCTTTATGAAGTTTTGCAAATTACTTTTCATAAGTTATATTTACATAAGTTTTTAATTTTGTAGATCTATTGTCAATCCGTATATGAAGGGTTCGTTCTTATAATGATTGCCTTGCCATACCATGGTCATATTTTGGACCGTCAAATCTCTGGCATTAAACGCACCGGCGTATGCATCTGGGTTAAACTTCGGGTTCCCCAGATTATTTAGCGTGCAGTGATTCTTGTACTGCATGACGAACACTTTCTGTGGTACGCACAAGTCCTTGCCGTACACGACCTCGGGTTGTTCCAAATAGTTTGTCAAACTCGACACGTTCATCGCTACTTGCTTCTGCACGCGCTTGAAATACGGTGGGGTGACGTTCCAAATGTCCTTACCACTGTACTTCTGACTGAAATCGATGTACGCCAACACGCATTTGTACAGAATCGCGGGCAACTCGTCGTGCAACTTTTGATCCAAGTGTGGATCCACCACGTCGTCCTTCACCGTCTTCCCAAAACTCCACGTCAGCAAGCGTCGAAGAATGGATCCACTATTGTCCCTGTACCCCGGTACCTCGTTACCCGCTAAAATACCCGGCGTCTTCCACGTCATGTTCATCGGCGCCTTATTCTTCACCGCGCACGACACGTCCTCACCGGAAACCAATGATTGGAACTCCGTTTGCTCGAGTTGTAGCTCGCCGGAGATTTCTGGACTAATGAACATGAAGCCGTTGGCGATGCTCGACAGACCGAACTTGCGCTCGATGTTGTTACTCAGAGTCCGAACGTCCTCGGAGTCGTAAAACTTGCGGAAAATCTTAGTGATCAAGGTTGATTTTCCGGATCGAGCCACGCCTTTCAAATACGGTATGATTTGCCACGAATCCAAATCGTTCACGTCGAATACCAAGCGACCACCCATGCAGTACAGCCACTTGCACGCGTCCTCGTCGAACCCTTGATAGTCCATGATGTTTTGCATGTGCGGGGTCGGGACGTCCGTGTACCAATCGAGCACGTTGTATTCCTCGAAATATTGATCGAAGAACTTTGCCGCGACAATCGTGGGATCCAACGCCATGTATTCCCGCGACTCGTAAGGGTAGAATCGACACCCGTACACGCCTTTATTCGGAAGCCACTCCTTGGCGTTGAAGAGCCCGTTCTTAAACGCGAACACGTGTCGATTTTTCTGAATCTCCGGAAATTGGTGATCGACGCAGTTGGACAGGTGATTGATGACGTCTTTGAACCCCGACCCCTTGCTCGTCAAGTCTTTCCACATCTCGTAATTGTCCTCCTTCGACGCGCAGTGATAGACGAATTCCTGGATCGTGTACACCGGCATCCACGCCCGCGTCGGCTTTCCCTCGGACATTCGCTGCACGCACACGTTGTCTTTGTATCGACGCATACCCTTCTCGTACAGTTTGGACAAACACCCCACGATGGCTCGCTGGTACGGCGACATCTCCTTCAGGGACGACTCCAACATGGGCATGGGGGTGCCGTCGAAATATTCTGGGTCGATGTCAAACTTGAGTGGACTCTCGCGAGGTTGTGTGATGCGTTGCGCGTGCATCACGTGAAGTCGAACGTTCTTGAACGCATCGTTCACCTGTTTCATCAAGCGCGAGTGTCGCTCGCCCACCTCCAAGTCGTCGTCCGGGAGTCTGTACTCCGCCATGTCCAAAGCCTTGATCCGCGCTCCGACGCTCTTGAGTATGCGAATCTCTCGCGACCGTTTCTCGTCCACGGTCGTGATGACCGCGTGCCTGGGAAACCCCGCGGGCGAAAGCTCGGCGCCGTCGAAGAATTGCTCATACCCGAGTCGACACGCGAAGTGAATGTCGGCGCGGTCGCGCGTGAGCCACCACTTGTGCTCGAGCCACGACACATACCTGAGAAGTGTTTCAGCGTCAAGGGTCTGAATCCTCGTGTAATACGTTTCCATTTCAGACTCTTCACGGTCGGCGTCCTTGTCGACGAAATGCATCTTTCCTTCCTCCGCCGTCGTCATGACTACTTACCTCACAATAAATTTATTCCTCTAAGAGAGCTTTGACAAAATTTTGATCAGTATTTTGTTTTGAGTGTTCATCTCCTGAGCGATCGCACAGAGCGCCGAGCACACCGTGTCGCCGTCTGGCGTCATCAAAACGCTTCCGAGGAGGTCGGTGACGTCGGGCATGTCGTCGTCGTCGTACACCATCTCCTCCTCTTCATCGACGTCGTCGTCGTCGTCGTCGTCCGAAAAGTCTTCCTCGTCGTCTTCGATGGATTGGTCATCATCCTCCACAATTTCACCTTCTTCGATTTCGCGCTGATCTTGCTTAGACATTTACAAAGTACGTAGAAAAGAAGACGTGCTAAAGTAACGCGCTTGGGTATGGAACACATGATACGAAGCCTGAGACAGGAAATCGCCTCCATACACAGCACGCTTCGCCACTCGTTCTTCCCGAGGAATGGATCGGAGTCATCCAGGTCGGGGAGGAATTACGAGCGCAAATGTTTCGACAACGTGAACCAAAACACGTGCTCTCTGGAGGGACACAGTCGAAAGGGGAACGACATTCGGTGTCGGTACGGGGACATCGAAATCAAGAAAGCCATGACGCCTGACTGGGGTCAGGAGAAGCTCACGTTTCAAAACGGGCGATGGACCGGCACATTTCCACACATCGACAAAATTAGAATCCCGAAACTCCCACCCGATCTCACCCGACACAAACTCATGAAACTCAAGGAGACGAACCCGCTGTACAGAGATCAATACATCGACGTGGACGACGACTCGATTCAGAAGTATTATAAAAACAAAGGCAACGCGTACATTCAGATCGAAGGGTATGGGTTGTACCACCTCGGTCGAGATCCCGCCAACTGGGGTGTGCCCGAATTCAAGGTGAAGCAGCGCATGCGCGTTCGAGTGAAGACGCACACGAAGACCAGTTTCTCGGTCACGTGTGCGTTCCAACCCGTGAACATTCGAGAGTTGACGCAAAGTCCATACACACTCGACGACCCCGAAAAAACACCAAATGGTTTAAAGGAATGACGTGTGGACATGACATGAAATGAAATCGCCACTGCGATATCCAGGTGGGAAGACACGGGCGTGCAAAACCCTACTGGACATCGTCGATCGAGAGGGACTCGACACGTCCGAGGTCGTCTCGCCGTTCACCGGTGGGGCGTCGTTCGAGTTTTACCTACACGAAACCCGAGGCACTCGACTCATATTGAACGATAAGTTTACGCCGTTAGCGACTTTCTGGACCACGTGCAAGCACGACAAGGATCGGTTGTGTGCGGCACTCGAAGACGCGCACGCGAGAGGTGTCACCAAGGATGATTTCAAACGCATGCGCGACGCGATCATGGACGAACCGGATTCGCTCGAACGCGCGAAGAAATATTTCATCATCAATCGGTGTTCGTTCAGTGGATCCACACTCTCCGGTGGGTTCTCCGAGGAGTCATCCAAGAAACGATTCACAAAGTCATCGATCGATCGCGTGCGAGCGTTGAAATTGTCTGATGTCACGATACACGAGGACGATTTCGCGTCCTTTTTGAACACACACGGGAAGGGTACGAAAGGTTTCGTGTTCGTCGATCCGCCGTACTACCTCGAGTCCAAATCGAAACTCTATGGTAAAAACGGTGACTTACACGAAAACTTTGATCACGCGGGGTTGCACGAGACGCTCGAACGCGTCGAACGCGATTGGGTGTTGACATATAACGACGTCCCGTACATTCGCGAACTGTATAAAGATCATCGCATCGTCGACGTCTCGTGGAGTTACGGCATGAATTCCAGTAAGGCATCGTCGGAAATAGTCATATTGTCGTCTCCTAGAGAATGTACGGGTGACGCTCGCGTTCATCCTTCGTGCGAAGCAATTGAATGAGACCCATGAAAAGGAACGAGAGGAAGACCGCGTTTTCGATATCGGGATTGGCGAGGAAACTCAACGTGAAGATTAAGAAGATTCTCGCTGGGACGGTTTGCATGATCGCCGTCAAGCGCCTGGGCGCTTCGGTCACCGCGGACGTACGCGTCAGCAAAAGGGACAGGATTCCCAAAATTAAGGGATCACGAAATCTGTTCTCAAGCCCTGGGAAAAAATTGATGTTGGTCCCGCTCGCGTCACGCATGGTGAGAATGCCAAGAGCCCCGACGACTGTGAATGCGAGTGGTAAAGCGAGGTCTCGCATGATTTGTAATATTACCCGAGAGATTGTTTTACAATCAACGGCAACACCACACTCATCAAATTCCTTGCCCGACTCTGCGACGTGTTCTTGCGTTCGACGACCACTTTGAACACCAAACGCGCCGCTTCGGGGAACAGTTTTTCGAGCACGCCGAAGATGAACGACAAAAGTCGGAACGACGTCGCGCGAGACGCGCCTTCCCACGGAAGCATGGACACGAGACTGAGCACGACCATGCCCAGGTAATTGAGCGCGATTCCTGCAAGCGACCGACCGTGCACGTTGGAGGGTAACGTCGCCATGAAGAATTCGTACGTCAACTGAGACTCCGTCGGGCTCGTACCGAACGCGCTCATCAACCGGGCGAAGATCGCACTGCGACCGCCACTGTCAGATCGCATCACGGCGCGCACCAGCGGGGTCTTGCTGAACTCATTCAGTAAGTCGTCCGCCGCGCGGGGATTCTGGTACAGCAGCACGACCTGAAACAAACTCGCCATCGTGGCCACAGCCTTGGCGAATTGTCGCGACGTGATGAACCCCTTGACTCGACTCGCGAACGCCACCGCGGATCGTTTCAGTTTTGGCGTCGCATTCACGTCGTTAATCAACGCAGTCTTGAACGAGTGATTGATCGCGTTCTTCGCGTTGTTTCGGAGTTCGAACGGAACGTTGTTCGCGTTAAAGAACGCGTTGTTCAGGGCGTTCTCGTCCTTGTAATTGTTGCGCTGGGACACCGCGCGATTCGCCGATATCGTAATCTTTCGCGCGTTCGCACCGCCCACCTTTTTCGCGACCTCGATGCGAATCTCGGCGGACGTTCTTTTTTCGCGTTTGCCATTCACGTTCTTCGTCAGACGCACGCCGTATTTCTTTGCGAGTGCTCTGGTGTCCGTGTTCAGCGCCACCATCTATAATTTGTGCAAAGATAAAAAATGAATTTTCAATTTTATGATTTTTGGAAATCAGAAAATGAAATGAAGTGAACTGTGAATTTTGAGGTGTTTAGTTGGAGAACGCGAGACCACCCATACCGGATTGGATGCGGAGGATGTTGTAGTTCGTCGCGAAGAGGTGCATCGTCGTGGAGTTGCCCGTGTCCGCCTTGAGCGTGACGGCAACTTGCGCGTTGTCGATGCGGCTGAAGTTGCACGTACCAGTCGGTTGGTGCGACTCCGGTTCGAGAGCGAAGGAGTACGAGTACACACCCGGGTACGGGGTACCGGAGTGGTGCACGAACGGTTGCACTTGGTTGAAGTAGCGACCCGGTTGTTCGGCGGCGCGGTCTTGACCGTTGAGGACCAACTTGAACATGGACAACGGACCAACCGAGCGGGTGGAGCCGGCGGCACCGTCTTCAACCCACTGGCAGGCGGAACCGTCGGTACCAACCTTGTAGAGCGGGGCGCCCGTACCTTGGGTGATCGGCACGAAGCAGTTGGAGTCCGCGAGCGCGGTCGGGTTGGACTCGAGGATGACGTCCGTCGCGGCGACGTTGGACGCAAAGTTCCACAAGCCGCGACCCGCCGGGGAGGAGGAGCCGAAGCACCAGATCAATTCCTTGACCGGGTGGTTCAACGACAAGCGCACTTGCTTGGTGGCACCGGCATCGACGGTGTCCGTGCCAGTGTGTTGAACTTGTTCGATGAGGTATTCGTGCGCCTTTTGGGAGAAGCGACGGCGCTCTTCGGTGTCGAGGAAGATGTAGTTACCCCAGACCTTGAACGTGGAGCCATCCGTGTAGGTGTCGAATTCGGACGAGAGGTCGAAGTCGAGGCGGATTTCGTGGTACTGAAGGGCGATCAACGGCAACGCCAAACCCGGGTTGCGGTTGAAGAAGAAAATGAGCGGCAAGTAAACCGTGGAGTTGTGGTAACCCGTGGTCATCTTCGCCCAGTTCGCCTTCTTGGACTCGTCCAAGTAAAGCTCGGAGTACAAACGCCACCACTTTTGGTAGTGCTTGTCCACCTTCTGACCACCGACCGACAATTCACAGGACGAGATGGCACGTTCCGCCAACCAGCACGCAGAGTTGCCTTCGGTGTCCGTGGAGAGACCGGAGCCCTTCGCCTTGAGTTCGACGAACATGTCGGCGAGCAAATCGGCGTTGCGCGCAACCGTGACAGACACGCGGGAGGACGCGGACGGGCTGCCGTTGACGGTCTGTTGGATGGTTTCCATCGCGAAGTTCGTGTGGCGCTTGTACACCGCTTGGAAGAAAGTCACTTTCGGGGACGAAGTGAGGAAAACGTCTTGAGCGCCGTAAGCCACCAATTGCATGAGACCACCAGCCATGGTTGTAGTTGTTGTACTTATAGCAAAGATTTTTTTTTCGGATCGGACGCGCAAAATTAAAATTTTAACGTCTCCCCCTGGTGGGCACCCCCTCATTCAGCGACGCGCGTGCTTGAAATCATGGGCGTCGCGACCCGTTCGACGAAGCGCGTCGGGACCGAAGGACGAGAAGATCAGCCAATTCACAAGGTTGTCGCGCAACCGTCTGAGTTGGATGTGCTCCGTCTGGAGTATGAAGCCCTGAGAGGGCAGAATGCTTGGCTGTTTCGAAGGCTGGAGAACCTTGAACGCGAGAATGCCGAACTGCTCGGACATCGGCGGGGGTACAAGTCTACGCCTGGTCTTCGAGTGCGCAGCATCGACCTTTAAGCCACATCGTGCCGTCTTCCTTGTCGTACGCCTCGAGTTTCGTCATCGACCTGCCGTTACATTTCGCCTCGATAAGGTCAAGGGATTCGAAAACATCCGCGCTGGTACCGTTCGCGGCTCCATGACTGAAAATGTCAGCGTCTGTGCAACTCTCCTTGATCGTAGGCTGATTATGGCACTTGTAAACTAAACGCATGTTATCATCACCAACCTTCTCGAATCGGTAACTGTTGATACCCTTGCCCTTGCAATCGATGGTCATGAGCTTTTGATACTTTTGTCGATCAGTCATGTTCGGATCACGAATGGCGACGATTGGACCCTTCTGCTCCTGAAGTTTTTGGTCCTCTCCGCCGTGGATGTTGTCCGTGCACACAGCTTCGTTATAGAAATGACCATTTGGTAACCACTTGTTTTGTCCTGCGTCGTAATATTTGTGTCGGTTCACGGGACGGATCATGTGCATGACACCATCACTACCACACGCGGCACCAGAGTTGTTCAAGCCACCCCACGGTTTGTCAGACGACCACCCGTCTTCTGCATTCCAATTGTTGTGTGTCCATTGATCCACGTAAACCTTTCTCGGGACTGACCACCGCTTGAAGAGATAATTCTCGATTTTGAAGATTTCGTCTTCGTCGAGTTCGCGATTGAAGAACAGCATCTCACCTATGTTCCACACGGACCGTTCGCCGTGTCCACCCCAGCCACCGGCGACGGCTTGTCCCATATTCACCGTCATTTGCGACGTGACAATTTCGCGCCCACCGCTGATACCCGTGCGCGTGAGTCCATCGACGCGGAATTTGCGCTTTTGGTCGACCGACACGAGAAACTTGGCGGTCTCGTCCGGACCCAAGCCGTAGAAGTAATTCATCCACGAATCTTCGTTCCACCAGTGACCGATCGCACCCGAACCATCGCGGTGTGCCATGGCGACGTGGTGATTGTGAAAACCGGACAAGTTGTTGCCGTCGATGCCGTCAAAAATTCTATGCTGATCCACCTTGTTCTGGGATCCATACCTCGCGACGTGGATGAAGGTATATTTTTTACCTTTGGTGAGACACTCCATGGGGATTCTGAAACCATCCTCTTTTCCACCGTACACGTACTTTTGAGCGGCGGTTTCGTCCGCATCAAACACCAAAGGCGTTCCCTTGACTTCCGTGATGTCGTTACCATTGCCCGAGAGATCCTTCCAGATGTTCTTGTCTTCGTCCCACGAATCAGCCGTGAAATGACCGACCAACCCGTCGACGTCTTTCGGGTCGAGAGACGGGGCGTCTTTTTTCACCGGGACCGCGAGAGCTTCTCCCGATTCACCCCCCTTTGGTTCCATGACATTTTCGGCATCTTCGTCCTGACCACCGGCAACACCCATGGCGAGTTCTTCTGGATCTGTCACCTCGGACAAATCCACGGCGGGTGCTGTGGTGGAAGCTTCCATGTCGGCACCACTACCGCTCATCATCATTACTGCGGCGACGACAATGATAATCAACAAAATGAGTCCTCCGATCAACGCCGGGTTCATTTTCTGTTACCAACATGCAACATTTTATTTGTCTTGCAAGGAACAACATGTGGTCTCGTACCCCCATTTGCCTTCTGAGTTCTTCTTCCATTTGAGTGCAGTGGCGGCGGTGAAATTCGGACACGCACCCTGTATCATGTGCAATGCGTCCGGCATGGACATATTTTCCTGACCATCCCCCTGACTAACCGCGAACCCCGTGCGACACGTTTGTGCGTCCAGTTTGTCGGCAGCGCATTGGTAATTCACGCGGAACCGCGACCCGTCTGGGTTGACCTCGAAGTCCCAGTTTTGGAGTCCATTTTTACCACAGTCGATCTCGAGTGCCTTGGACAGACGATCTTGCCACGAAGTCGATTCAGCCGTCGACACCCACTGTGTCTTCTTGGTTGCACCCGCACCGGACGCGACGTTCGGCAAACACCCTCCATCGATACCCCAGTTCCCGTTCGGAAGCCACTTTTGTTGACCGTTATCGAAGTAGTGATGCTGGACGAAACGCGAACTGAAATTCATACCATTGTCACCACAGTGAACGCCGAAACGTCCGAGTTTCTGGATCACTCTTTGATTCGTGTATCCCTGAGTCGCGTCGTCCCAGTACCTCGCCCATACGTTGTGGTGCATCCATTGATTCGTGCGAATGCGTCGCGGAATTTTCCACTTCTTGTGCAACATGAGTTCGACCTTTTCAATCTCCTCGACGCTCAACTCGCGATCGTAAAAGATGCACTCACCGACAGACCAGTTGGAGGCTTGACCCCATCCACGCCCTAGACCCCAGTTGATCGTCATCTGACTCGTGCGTTGTTCACCGAGAGTCGTCAGCGACGTCTTACGCGCCCCGTTCACGTACATCACACTCTTTTGATCAGTGTGTAAGACCCATGCCATGTCATCACCCTTCTTGTGATGCACGGCACACTCCCAGTGTCCCACCCAGCCGTTACCGTCTCGATGACCTGTGCCTACGGCGCCGTGACACGGCGCGTAATGGTGGAATCCAACCAAATAGTTCGCATCGACACCGTCGAAAATTCGATGGTTGTTGTCCGGGCTATCGAGACTCGTGTACCTGGCCACCGAAAAGAACGTGTGCTTTTTGTTCTTCGTCATGCACTCCTTTGGGAATTTCAGACCGTCCTCCTTCGTACCCTGGATGTAAAAGTTTCCAGATGCATCATCGGTCTTGAAAATCTCACCCAAGATTTCGGTGCAGTCATTATTCTTACCTGACAAATCCTTCCAGACCTGGTTATCATCGTCGAAGCTCTCGCCTGTGAACCATCCGACACAGCCATCGATGCTCGTCGGGTCGGCGACGGACGGGGCATCCGCGGGAACTTCAACCTCGACAACCTGTTCTTCATCTTCGAGTGCGGGGACGTCTTCATCACCCACCGGTGGTTGTGGGACGGTCTCTGCCGCGGTGTCTGGATTGTATTTCATTTCTTCCGAGGGCGCGGGTCCAACGTCGCCCGTCTCGTCGGTTCCTCCGCGCATCATGAAGACGGCGATGAGGATCACCATGAGGACCACGATTCCGCCGATGATGGCAATCATACTAATTGATATATATGACGAAATTATTTTTGATTACAAATCCTCGAGGTTACAGCATCTATATTTGTACTTGAGTTGTCCACCCTCGTTGACCAACTCCAACCTGGTCATTGCCTGTGTATGGGAATCACACGCGATTCTGGCGTTGTCGAGGGTCTCCATGATGTTACCCGATCCCACCTGTGCGAGAGCGGTCTCTTTCGCATAGCACGATTGCTTGTTGAGTGGGGCGTTGTGACACGAAAACTTATTACGAAGGTTCTTGTCCCCGACCGCTTCGAACGCATATCCCGAGATCGCCTTGTCTTTACAATCCATGTTTATGAGTTTGCCGTAGTTTTCCCACCACTCTCCTTGATCGGTGCTCACGAGTTGACCGTTCTTGTCTTCGATACCGCCGTCCATGGCTTGGATGCAATCGCCTCTGAAATCGAAATTACCATTCGGTTCGTTGTTCGCACCGCGGTGTCGTAAGAGGAACGTGTTGGTCAACATCCCTTCGTCGCCACAAATTTGACCCGTGTTCGCAATCGATCCAAAGTTTTCATAACGCCCCCACGTTTGCGCGGTGTGCACCGCAGGTCGGATCTCGCGACCGATCATGTACTTCTTAAACAAATAGGTTTCGATTTTTTTGTATTCCGACGCGGGCAGTTCACCTTTGAAGAAAATCACCTCAGCGACCGCCCAGTCTGACCGTTCACTGTCCGAGCCGTAGTTGATGGTCATCTGTCTCGGGATTTGTCCTCGATAGTTCGTCAGACCTGACCGGCGAATGCCGTTTCGTCGAAGCAAAGCCTTCATGTCGGTGTGAACGATGAACTTTTGATCGTCCCGATTGCTATCACTTGGATGTCCGTTCCACGCGATCCAAGACGAACCGTCGCGGTGAGCACCACCTGTGGACCCAGCGTGGAATCCACTGAAGAAATTGCCGTTGACCCCGGTGAAGATTCGCTGACGCGACGCACCGTTATAGCGAGCCACGGTGAACATGGTGTATTTACGACCAGTCGTTAAGCATTCTTGGGGGAAACGAATGCCGGCGTCAACGCCGCCGATGAGGAACTTGTTGTTGTTGGAAAAGTTCGAAGAGTCGACCACGATCGACCCCTTCACCTCGGTGGCGTCGTTCTTGGCGTCGGAAAGATCAACCCAGATTTGCTTGTCTTCGTCCCAGCTATCACCCGTGAACCATCCGACGAGACCTTGAATTTGTTTCGGTTCCACGCTCGGTTCGTTTTCAGGCACCGGCTCCTCGACGGTTTCTGCGCCTTCGGGCACGACATCTTCCATGTCAACTTGGGCGGTTTCGGCGATATCGGTGTCAGCGTCGCCAGTCATGGCGGCTGCATCGGACGGTCCTGCCTGGGAAAGTTCTGGATCTTCCCCACCGGACAAACTGCGGTACGCCATGAAGCCTACCACGAGAAGAATGATGACTATCAGACCGATGACTTTCGGATCCATCACAACTGGTTGGTTACTTTTTGCAAATATTTTTTTCTCGAGTTCATTCAAAGATGGGACTTACGGTGAACCATACGAAAATGATCAAAGAGTTCAACCTCGAGTTGACTAATTTTTACGCTTCTATATGTGGAGAAGTCAAGGTCATGAAACATTACGGCGCTGGAAAGGATGCACTCAAGCCGCCGACGTATTACATCGTGGCGAATTTCGGGGTGTGGCCGAACAAAGCGGCGCGCGATGCCAACAGTCGACCGTTAATGCTCGACCGAACCCACGCGGGTCCGTACGAGACTGCACCGACTGGAAACGTGTACGAGTTGGTGTACGATAAATATAAGACACAGTGGCGTTACTTTGTGGACGACGCCTAAATTAAACAAACGCGTACATGCACGTATAAGTATGATTTACGTATACACTGACGGGTCGTGTATGCACAATGGCAAACCCACCGCCATCGCGGGAATAGGTATTTATTTCGGCGATGACGATCCTAGAAACGTGTCGAGACGCGTGATCGGTAAGCAATCGAACAACACGGGAGAACTCGGTGCACTCATCGAAGCGCATGAGATACTGTCAGATGAGATAGCGCGCGGAGAACTCGTCACCGTGTGCACGGATTCCACGTACGCGCTCCGGTGTGTTGGAGAGTATGGGGACAAATGCGCCGCGAGCGGTTGGGTGAAAGACATACCCAACAAAGACATGGTGCGACGCGCGCACGCGATGTACAAGGCGACGCCAAACGTCGAGGTGCACAAAGTTCGCGCACACACCGGGGGGAAGGATGCACACAGCGTCGGGAATGACCACGCGGACAGACTGGCGAACGAGGCGATCGGGGCTGGTAACAAAAAACCACGCGTGCACCTGGACGTGCCGTACTCCGAAAAGGAATATGCGAAAGAGCACGGCGCCAAGTGGGATTCAAAAAAGAAAAAGTGGTGGATCGACGCGATGATTCCGCCGTTAGAGCGATTCATCATACACTGACTCTGGTAGTCAATTGAACTGAAGGAGTCTTAGGTCGCGTGACCTTCTCTTTCCATCGATGCAAGATCGCACTCACGGACTGTTCGGGTGATAAGTCGACGTCTTTGATGACGGGAGATAAACCATTCGTCACCTCAGGTTTCGCTCGAGGGTCTCCGTTGAATTTCTTTTGAAACGCGATGATGCTCGTGCACGGAAGGTCTGGAGACTCATCTAACAGTCGGTCGTAATGTTCTCTGAATGTACGCACCAAATCAGCGACACTTTTCTGTTGTCGATGTTCTGGGTCCAATGTCAATTCCATGTCTATGGCGCGGTAGAGTTTAGAATATGCAATAGATGCGATCGAATGCTTTTCAACGAGCGAGGCACTTTGTGAGAATTTACCGACACTCGTGAGTATGCCTCCGATGACGTTGAGCGTTGCAAACGCGATTTGAAACCATCGAACATTGTCGGGAACTTCTCCATCGCCCGTAGGATTCATGAACGCGAACCCACCGACACCCGTCACGGATGCGATGACTATGCTCGGGTACGACAGCCAATCGGATATGTATTTGTTATGCATTCTTGCGTGGTTGTGTAACCATCGATACCCCGAAGCTTTCTCTTTCCATTCTTTGAGCAGCGCCTCGCTTTTTTTGTCCCACTCTTCAGCCGTGGTGGTAGAGGTGACCATGACATATGTTCATATTTTTTTGAAATATTCATATTTAAAAATTCTGGATACCTTTGCGTATTCGCCCACGCTAGTTTGAGCATGCAGACTCAATTTTACTAGAGACTTTTGTACATCCAATACGATGTGCTTCTACGTCATTTAATACCTCGCTCGACAAATCGGTCCAACCTGGGTCATCCTTGTAGTAAAAGCACGTGTTCGGCGATCCATGGGACGCCGTGCGGTACCCATAAATCTTATGACCCGCAGCACGAGTCGCGTTGAAGCAATCGCCTTCCTCGATCGGAGCACCACCGACAGGACCTTCTGGGCGCACGCCTTTATTGACCCAACCCTTCGCCGTAGTCACACCCGAAGGCAACGATCGACTGTTGAACGTCGTATTCGTCGGCGTCCAGCTGTACACCATGCGCGTATCCGTGATATTGATCTCTTTCACCACATTCTTCGATGCATCCAAGATTTGCAGTTTTTTACCAACGATCCGATCTTGGCAACAGTCTCTTCGGTTCACCAAAATGACCTCGCCGATCTTCTTCGTCGAACCGAGATCGATGGTGATGTGATCTTCACCCGTGGTGTCAAGATTGTGTGCGAAATCATCGAGTGCGCCATTCGTCAGGTTCGCGTACGGACCCGCTGGGTGTGCGTCGGTACCACCCGTAACCGTCGCACCCTTCGATATCAACGCACCGTTCTCGTCAAACACCCCCATCTCCGAGACATTAATGACATCACCTCCGACTCGGTGAATGCGAACGTATTGACCACTCACGTGTGTGTCTTCTTCTGATGATGCGGGTGCGGGTGCGGGCGCGGGTGCGGGTGCGGGTCCCGGTCCCGATCCCGATCCACTCATGGCGTACGCACCAACGGATGATGTCAAGCATAGGAAAAAACAAAGCATGGCAATAGCCAACAATGCACCTTTACTCGCCATGTGATAATATACATATATCTGATATTAAAATTCTTCAGCTTCGGGCTTACATTTCGCAGCACTTATAATCGTATCTAAATTTACCATTCCCATCTCGATTTAGTTTAAACTGTGTGATAACCTGATTGTCATCACATTTTACATCGTGACGATCAAGAAAAATATTTTTATCACTTTCTTCATTCCACCCAGTATTTAGGTCCGTACAACTACCAGTCACTTTTTTTGAGTTACACGTGTAATCATATCGAATCGTATGCTCAGTAGGTCTCACCAATTTAAATTTTGCAATTGGATTGTCTCCACAATCTACATTATGTCTGTCTAAAAATATGGTGTTTCCTCCACCCCAATCGTTAGCGCCCGAATTCTTCTCAATATTGGCTGGACTATCTATGCCATCGAGACATTTATAGCTGTAACTAATTTGAGTCTCGCTTGGTCTACCAAGTTTAAATTGGTTCAACCCATCATCATCACAATCCACTAAGTGACGGTCCAAAAAGATTGCGTCGTTTCCTCCACCCATTTCATTCGCTTCGGTTTTTGCGTCACGAAGTTTGTAAGAGCCCGACCCCGAGCTCGGAGACGGCGCGGGTGCGGGTCCCGAGCCCGATCCACTCATGGCGTACGCACCAACGGATGATGTCAAGCATAGGAAAAAACACAGCATGACGACCATCAGTAATGCACCTTTACTCGCCATGTGATAATATACATATATCTGATATTAAAATTCTTCATCAAATCCTAAGGTCGTGTCCACGGTCTCGGACACCTTTGCATATTCGCCCACACGCTTCTCGAAAAAATTGGTCTTGCCCTCGAGCGAGATCGCCTCCATCCAATCGAATGGATTCTTTGTGTTCCACATGGTCGCATACCCGATCTGTTTCAGGAGTCTGTCGGACACGTATTCGATGTACTGACTCATCTTGTCCGCGGACATGCCGATGAGCGAGCACGGCAGGGCGTCGAGGATGAAACTCTTCTCAATCTCCACGGCTTCGCGTAGGATGCTGTGCACGGTCTCCACCGATGGTTTCTTGCGCAACATCCTAAACAACTCAACCGCGAACTCAAGGTGCAACCCCTCGTCGCGGGAAATCAATTCGTTACTGAACGACAGTCCGGGCATGAGTCCGCGCTTCTTCAACCAGAAGATGCTACAGAACGACCCACTAAAGAATATACCCTCCACGCACGCGAACGCGAACAGGCGTTCGGCGAACGGTCGATCCCGCGAGAACCATCGCATCGCCCATTCGGCTTTTTGTTTGATGCTCGGAATGGAATTCACCGCGGTGAACAATTGGTTCTTCTCCACGGGGTCTGTGATCAAGCGATCGATCAATCGAGAATACGTCTCACCGTGCACGTGTTCGTTAAAGCCCTGAAAGGCGTAGAACGCTCGAGCCTCGGTGTATTGCACTTCATCCGCGAAATTCGTGTTCAAGTTTTCGAACACGATGCCATCGGACCCGGCGAAGAACGCGAGCACCCACTTGATGAAATGTCGCTCGTTTTCGGTGAGTTTGTCCCAGTCGTCCTTGTCCGCGGACAGATCGATCTCTTCCGCCGACCAATTCGAATGTTGTGCGCGCTTGTACAGATCCCATAGATTTTGATGCGCTATGGGAAACGTCGTGAACCGGTCCATGTTTGGCACTAACATGGGTTCCACGTTTTCCTCGACCCACTCCTGAAAATCGAAATAATTACCAATCCTGACCCCGTCATTGAATATTTGCGGATACGCGTCCAGGCGACCATTGCAAAGTTCTTTAAGTTCATCTTTCTCGATATTTACTTTTTCATAACACAGACCTTCGCTTCGCGCCAGGTCTTCCGCCAGGGTACAGTATTCACAGTCGGGTTTGGAATAAATTTTGATTTTCATGTCCGAGGGTACTATCAGCTGTAGATATTTTGTCTGGAAATTTTAAGTCGAGATGGAAAATCCCATTCGGTTTAGTGAAATTCATGAA